TAAATTAAAAGTAGTTGTACCAGAGGTAGCCATTATTAGTTAACCTTTTCTCCCATTGCCATTCTTTTGTGTTGGTTGATAGGTCCACCTGATTTCATTTTTGTCATCATGCCACCACCACGTTTTTTCATCATGCCACCACCACGCTTCTTGGCCATACCACCACCACGTTTTTTGACAACTTGTTTCTTTTTCATCATGATTTTACTCCTTTTTTAAAAAGTTTTTCGTACGTACTTTGCCTTTCAGACACTACTTCCTCGTAGTATTCCTTAGGCCACTTCTCATAATAGCCTATCTTATGGAGTTTGCAACTTGCTTCATAAAGCTGTTTAAACTTTTGTATAAGCATCATCGAGTATTCTAAATCAGAGTGTTCTACAGGTTTATCTGTAGGATCACAAAGAAAAGCTTCGCTATCAGGATCTGCTGGTGTTTCAGGGTGAAATCCCATAAAATAAACATCTCGTCGATTATAGGTTTTATTATAAAAATCTATTTTTTCTTGAAATTGTTCAGGACTATATTGATCGAAGAAAGGGTCACAAAAAATAATAATATCGTGTTGTTTTTTATTCCAATCTTTTAAAACACTGGTGAGATGTTTTTCATATTTAGATTTATCCATACGAACTTCGATTCGTAATTTATTATCTTTTCTCCACTTCGCTGCAAAGGGACACGCTGGAAAACCTAAATGCTTGTTCATCGGTTCCAAAACAGTCTTGGACCATTTTATGACGTCTTCTTTTATATCTTCAGCTTTTTTTCTTCTTGACAATTGTTTTAACCATTGAGGGTTTAGGGCCTTTATTAGAAGCTTCTTGTTTACGACTAACTGCTGATCTTTTCTGTCCTTTAGACATGGCTCTTGCTTTAGCTATAGGAACACATTTAGGATATTTTTTTCTTTTCTCTCCACCTGAACGACCACACGCTGGATACGAACCGTCGGACCGTGGATTAGCAATATCAACCCATTTTTCTTTGACCCATTTACGTAAACCGTTTTTCGCCATTAGGAGACAGTAAATCTTTTTCTTCTATCAGCCATAACCATGCCACAGCCACGAGAAACATTATTAGATGTTCTAATTCTATTTCTTTTTCTTTCTTGTGAAACAGAACCACCATCTTTCATTTTAGGTCTTCCGTCTCCAGAAAAGTCTGCACAACCTTTTGTAATTCCACCATTAGCTTTTTTTTGAATTTTCTTTTTTCCACCAGGTTTTATTTTACCTGAGCAAACAGCACTAGCATACATGTTAGCATAAGCAGAGGGATAGACATCGAATTTTCTTTTAGCGGCCGCTTTACCTTTTGCACACAGTTTACCCATTTTGTTTTTCTCTTGTTTTTTTACAATCTACACACTCACAAATAGCGCACTCACAATTACAGCTAGTTTCTGCATGACAAATACAACCACATTTTTGACAGTTATCTAGCATCTTTGTTTTATTTGGACAGTCATTAGCGCAATCACACCCTTGGCACATTATTTGACTTTGCCACCTTTTTTCATGTAACCCATTTTGTTTCTTACTTTAGTGGGTAATTTTTTTAATCCTTTATTTTTTGGTGGAACAGGTTTTAGTTTATTTTTCATTTTTCTACCTCCTATAGATACTTCTTGTTGCATTTGTGATCTTGAAATAGCCATTAAAAGTCATTTGTTTTAATTAGAAATTCTTCTATCCAAGCAATTCGATCATCCATTTTATTCATACGATCATTCATTGTAGACAAAGTATTTTTGATAATAGCAATATCTTGTTGCATTTGTGCAACACTATCTGCTTTTCCCTCTACTGCATTTAATCTTTCTGACATCATCCCCCAGCTCATACCCAAAGTTACTAAAAGTACTAAATAAGGTAGGACTGTTTTTAGGTCTATGTTCATTTAGTTGCGCTCATGTTATTTAAAGGGTTATTTAAAGCTTTATTTATATTCAAGTTTAACTCATCTTCAATAATTTTCAACTCCTCAAATATCTCTCTTGTATCTTCTTTTTGTCTGTCTTCTATATCATTAACTATTTCTGTAATGTGTCGAATGTCTCCGTTCATGGATCTTAAATCTTGTTTCATATCTCCTTTAAGTTCATTAGCTACATCAGCCACTAAGGTTATTTCATCTAAAATCATATCTAATTCAGATTTAATCACGGCTATTTGTTCATCATAATGAGAGAGATCAGGAGCCGTGTATTCTTGAACTTGTTGTTTCATGGTAAGGTAATCGTCATAAAACTTGTAACCTGTCCATCCACCACCGACAATGGCTCCTATTAAAGATAGAATAATGAAGAATTTACCTCCGCTAAACTTCATTCCTTGGTATTCAATACTGGGCATTTATCATATCCTCCATGGTTACCTCTTGCGCTAGATCAAACAACATACCATATTGATCTTCTATTGTCTTGTTTAAATATTCATTAACATCGGTATCAATAATTGTAGATTGTGAATTAAAGAATGTTTTAGTATCTCCGAGTATTTGCATAACAATTAACGTTTTTGTTTGAGCAGTGTCATCATATCTTTCTTTATCGTCGATCTCTTTTACAATTTTTGTAGCTGCTTTTTCTTTTGCTGTGGGTTCTTCTTTTGTTTCTTCCTTTATTTCTTCTACAGGAGATTCTTCTTCAACTGCTTCTACGACAATTTCTTCAACAGGCTCTTCCATTATCTCTATTTCAGCTTCTATTTCTTCTTCCATAGTTTCCATCTCAGGTTCGATATCTTCTATTTTTACATCTATTTCTACTTCAACAGTTTCATAAGTGATCTCTTCTTTTGGTGTTTCAATAGGAATAAATTCTACTTTACCTTCATTGTCAATTTTAACGTCGTTATATTCGATTATCTCTTCAATTAAATCTATTTGTGTAGGATCAGTTAGATTCAAATAAACTATTTCTTCAACGGTAGTTATTTGCTGTTCAATGATTGTAGAAATTACATTGTAAAAAACATTGACGGATACATCATCAAACATAGGACCAACAGCTAAATTAATATTTCGACCACCTACCTCAATAGTGACTTTACTTAAAATGCCACCGAAATCAAAAGACCCATTGTATGTTTGGTAACCTGATGCAATTCCAGATTCAGACAGGATATCAGTACCTGAAAAGACGGTAGTCCCTCCACCAGTTCCTGTAACGTGCATGTAGATTCTATCTTGAGCATCTTGTTTATCGACTTTTATGGAATATGTAACTTCACCACCGTTATCTATATTTAAATTAGAAATGTCAACTTCTTGATAAAAAGTTGTACCCATACCATCGACACCCATTATAGATTTATCATTACCACTTCCTGTAATCTGAGCACAACGATCAGGTCCTAAATCACCACAGAAAGTTCCTGAAGGAATATTAGCAGGGCCTTCTCCACCCCAGTCAAAATTCATATCAGGTTCATCCACAATATTGCCCGAATCTTCATTGGTGACAGTGGTTGTCGTGGTAGTCTTTGTTGTGGTAGTGGTAAAGATAATCTCTGTGCCTTTATCTTCTTCTGTTTTTTCTACAGTGACTTGTTCGTCAACAGTTACACCTGGAGTACAAAGTCCTTCAGCGTCAGGTAAACAGGTGTTTGCTTTAGAGGATAAGGAGACCAGTAGCAAGAATAAACAAAGTTTTAAAAAGAACAGCACTTTGTGCATCACTAAACTCCTTTGGTTCTGGTTTGTTGGCTTGAACGTATTCTGTTTTGTATTTACTTCCGTCTGGAATTTCATCTGGATTATCTGTCCAATATTCAGCGGCTTCTGCTCCGATAGATCCTCGTGCGGGACAAGGGGTCCCGGCATCCGTCATCGCATCCCACACTCTTGCGTCTTGACAAAGAATAGATACCGCCGCAACTTTCATGCCATAGGCATACATAGAACGACTTAGCTTTAATTTTTGACATAGCTCGTCGTCAATAACGACGCCTGTGGCGACACCAACAACGTTATTTTGTACACTAGCACCCACGCCAACTTTACATATATCACTATTATTATTCATAATAGTGGGAGCATTAGCTGTGGGAGGAGTTGAATTTGTAACTACGGTTGATGAAACAGTGTTGGTTTCAGCAAGAGTAACACTCGCAGTTAATAAGAGCATCACAAAGGATGTTATGTAGATTAACCAATCGTGTTTCATTTAACATCTCCAACGTTTACGTGCTTGTCTTAATCTTGAATTGGGATCTTTGGCAGCTTTAGGAAATTGTTTCATTTGTCCTGCACTTCTAGCACAATAAGATTTTCTTCTTGATGCTCTTTTTCCTGTAGGATTTTTTTCGGTAACTGCTGTAGATAATTTAGAACCTGGATTTTCTCTTCGATATCGATCGACACCAGCTTTTGTCATTCCCGCTCCACTTTTCGTGGAGCGAAAATATTTTTTTGTTTTCGGTGGTTGCTTGTCAGCTTTCCTAGTCATACTTTTTTATCCACTCACACCATACAACGACTTCTTGACCTGCTACAGTTGTAGCTGGTACTTCCAATTTTACATCTCCTGTATAACCTGTTGCTAGAGTATTATTCAAGCCACCAAATTCAGAAAAATCAAAATTGTTGTCATAATTTAATGATAAGAAAGGAACGTCGGCAGTAGCATCCCAAGTTAAGGTAGCTGAAGCATTAGCTGCGCCAGCTCCCTGATACCAAATTTTATTTAAGGATACTTGAGTGCATGCTTCTCCCGCTTTATTAGGAGCAAGAGCAGACACATCGACAAGAGTAATTGAGCTAGTATTACCACCGTCACAAGATACAAAACAAGTGTTGATCAATTTACGATCACCTTGAAATTGAATTGTAGGTCCTGTTACTGTGTTAGCCATGATTTACTCCTTATGATGATGATACGTTAGCACGTGTATCGCATCTTAACCAAGTTGCGCCATCTGAAAAAGCTATAACTGCTGCTCCGTTAGCACCGTCAGAAACATAAGCCATTACACCTTCGTTTGTAGTTGCATCTAAAGCTGTTGAACCTGATGTAATAACAGTGTTGCTTGTTCTTGTAAATGGAGTTGTTCCACCCTGATCTGTTCCTGAAGCATTAGGATTTGGACCAGCGATAACTCCTTTAAGACCTACGATTGGTCCTGTAAATGTAGTTGTTGCCATATTAAACCTCCTCGGTTGTATAGACCTCATCATACGATCTCTATACCGTCAGTCTAGCTCTGTTCGTATGATTCGTTGTTGTACTAGAGACTGTATTTAATCATATAAAACAACAACAGTAAACATTTTCATTTGTATCTAATCTTCCAATCTTTAGATTCGTATGTTTTTAATCTATGACAATTAGCGCAAAGAGTCTGAAGATTAATAACGTCGTTATTTTCTCTATTACCGTCGATATGATCGACATCTAGTTGACACATAAATTTAGGAATAAATCCACACATTTCACAAGAATTTTTTCGATGTCTTAGCCAAGGCTTTTTTTTATTTCTTTCTTTACAAGTGGAGGAACAATAAAGTTGATTAGATCGTTTTTTTTGAAATTTTTTTCTGCAAATTTTGCAGATCATTCTAGAAAGAAGAGGGAGCAAAAAACTCCCTCTTCAAAGTAGTTAGATTAAGCGGCACCTGAAGTACCGAAAATACCTCTAGGATCGGAGAAACCGAATGAGTATCTCTCTCTAGCTTTATATCTTACGTTACCAGTGTCAAAATCACCTTCCATGTTTGTGGACATAGGTGTTCTAACAAAGTGCTTTAGACCATTTGGTGCATCAGTCTTAATGAAGAATGCGTCTGTGTCAGTTAAGAAGTGATTTACTACATAACCTTCAGGAATCATTCCCATATTTCTGATTGCATTAATGTCATTGTCTGCTGTTCCAGTTCTTAGAGCAGAGTTCATTAATCGATCAGCAGTAAACTGTAATTCTTTTGGAATAATCAGTTTTCTACCTTGAGTTGCGATTTTTAAACCACGCTCGTCTACGAATGCAGCAATGTCAATTAAAGCTTGCTCAAGTGATACTTCGTTCAAGTCAGCATCAGTTGCTAGTCTGTTAGAGAATGTGCCACCAACTGCAAGTGGGTGTGCTGTGTTTATAAGTGAAACACCATCACCACCTGGGTTAGTACCAGCAGCTCCACCAGCAGCAAAAGCTGTGTTTAGAACATCAGCACCTTTTACTTGCTTTGTGTTAGCCATTGATCTTGCAAGAGCTTTTGTGTAACGAGAAGAAAGCTGATCGTAGAGGTTATCTTCGATTGCTTCTTCTGTGATTGAAAAGCCTAATGCAATTGTATCGTGTGTGTAACGTGAAGTATAAGCTTCAGCAGCTGTATCATAAGAGATACCAGCA